CTTCACCGTGGTGAGCGTATCTTGCTTCTGTTTTTTTGGCGCAGGGCGTTTGAAGATTTGCCGCGCCCACAATAAAACGACCCCGCCGAGGGAACGCCCCCCGGCGGGATCGCCGCAAAAACCTTGATTACCGCGCAACGCGGCGACTCCCCAACACGATACGGCACACCGCCGAGCGGCTGACCCGGTACTTCCGGGCGATGTCCGACTGCTTCATCCCCTTGCTCTTGTCCTTGCGGATGCCCTCCACCGTCAAGGTGTCAATCTTGAACACGGGATTCCCCCTTTGACCGCGTGATCTTGTACCGCTGGTCGGCGCGGATCGAGACGCGGATGCGGTCGTGATTGCTTGAGCCTTGCAGGTTGGCAAAGATCTGCGCGACCTGCTCCCCTGCCTCGTCAAGCAGGATGATCGACTCGTCACGCTTACGGATGGTGATGGTCAGGAAGCCGCCTGCGATGGTGTTAGTTGACATGGGCGACCTTTGTATTGGGGTTGCACTTGGTGATGAAGTTCACAACGCGGTTCATGAGATCCTCGCGCACCCCGTCCTGCGTGTCCCCCTCTTCAAAGAGGCACAAGCTAGAGAACCGCGTACCCTCAATACCCTCGGGGTTGGTCTGCAAGAGGTATACCGAAGCCCGCCAGTAGGCGAGCGGGGTGTTGCCGTCCGACTCGTCCACCGAGTGCAGCATGGGATCGCCGCCAACGATGACCAATACCGGGCGGTCGAACTTGCCCGCCAGCCCGCGCTGGACGCGGTCTTCACTCAGCCATGCGGGGTAGCCGTCCTTGCGATTCCATTCCACGTCATGCAGCACAGGCCGCGCCCAACGATTGTCTTCTTCTTCCATTACTTTGCCTCCTTGTATTTAACCTTGAGAACCCAAACGCTTTGACCGCTTCGACAGGGTTGGCGCGGGGGCCGCTAGTGCCTGTTCGATTGCGCTGGCAATCATGTGAGCCTGTATTTCGCCCTTCTCCGTAATGCCCTTGTTCGGTTGAATCTGCATGAGCCGCTCGCGCTTTGCCTGCTTGTTCATAGCACGTTGAAGACCTTTTACCTGACCACTCTGGTTGTCTAAATGTATTCGCAAGGCTTTGTTGTCGTATCGCGCTTCGTTCAGGTCAAGGTGTAGCTCCTTGATTTGCGCGGTAGCGTCCTTGATGAGTGCGGTAGCCACCTTGAGCGACTCAATCAATTCCGCACAGGTCTTGCAGTTTTTCATGTCGTTCCTTTCTCCGCCTCAAAGGCGGCAATGCGCTCTCCAATCCATTCCATGCAATTCACGGCCATGCTGTTCCCCAGCGCCTTGTACCTCGGCCCATCCGGGCAATCGTCCGCCGCCTTCTTGCGCCAAGGAATCAGCGTGTAATCGTCGGGAAACCCCTGCAAGCGTTCGCATTCCTTTGGGGTCAATCGGCGCACGGTCATGGCTTGCGCCACCCCATGCACATCTGCCTTTGTCATTGTGTACATAGCCCCTTCGTTTGACGCGCCTACCCCTTGCGGCCCACCTTTGTCGCGCCCAATGAGGTTGCCTTGTATGGCAATTGTTGTCGCCCGCACATCCCCGCAGTCAAACAGCGAGAGCGTGGGGTTGACCTGCCCCTCTACCCATGTCTCGTCATCGGTGTCAGACTGGGCGCGTTTGGACTTGGTGTACGGGACGGCAACAAGGTCGGTGGAGGATTTGCAATCCCGCGCCGCGCAAGTGCTAGCCACATTCCCAAGACCGTAAGACCCGTGCGTCTGTCGGTCAAACGGTTGCAACACCGCGCCGAAGTTATCTTTGTCGGGCATCCGTTGCGCCCCGTTTGCCCCGCATTTGGTCAGGGTGTCGGAGGTGTTTCCGCCGTCCCACCAGCAGCCTGCTCCAACGCGTCCCTCAACATCTGAGGCAGCTTCTTGCCCCGCCGCTCCGCGCGTTTTAAAATTCCTAAGCACGCTTTGCTGCTTAAGCAATACCGTTGCGGCAGCGGTTTCGTCTCCAAGACATCCGACAACGAAGACACGTCTCCGGCGCTGCGGGACGGCACGGGGATGCCCGTGTGTTCTGCACCATTGAGCGTCGAGAACCCGGTACGAGATCCCATACCCCAATTCTGCCAACCCCCCAAGGAAGGAACCAAAATCCCGTCCTCCGTTTGATGACAAGACACCGGGGACGTTTTCCCACACAACCCATCGAGGTCGCAGACGTGCAGCAATCGCAAGGTAGGTAAGCATGAGGTTTCCGCGTGGGTCGCGTAGTCCTTGCCGGAGTCCGGCAACGCTGAAGGACTGGCATGGGGTTCCTCCCACCAAAAGGTCAATTGCTCCTGCATCTAACGGCCACTCCTGAAATTTGGTCATGTCCCCAAAGTTGGGAACGTGAGGGTAATGATGCGCGAGAACCGCGCTTGGGAAGGGTTCAATCTCCGAGAATCCAACAGGCTCCCAGCCAAGCCGATGCCAAGCAACGGTCGCGGCCTCAATGCCTGAACAGACGGATAGGTATTTCATTCGTACATCTCCGGCGGCCGCGCCTCAAGGTACTCACGCGTATGCCGCGAGTAGGTGCTGTTGACGACTAGCGCCATCGGGAAGTCTGACGGGACGCGCTCGTCATGGTCGAGGACTTGCCCGTCAAGGCTGACGGTCAGGATCTTCCAATCGAGCAAGCGCCATGCTGGTTGGTCGCCCGCATCGGGGTTGCCGCCATCGACTTGGTAGCGACCTTCTAGGAGGACGGTCACCGCGTGTGACATGAGGTACTCAGCAATCACTTCCGGGATTCCGGGCAACTGGTCAACATTGATGTCGTACTCAACTTCGCGCTTGCGAATCTTCTTGGTGTCTAGCATCGGAATTTCCTTTCGGTAGAGGTGGTGAAGAGGCTGTCGGGGATAGAAGAGACAACGGCAATGAATACGCGCTGCGCCTTACCAGCGCGACCAAGGCGCGTGCCGCCAGTAGGGGCAATCAGCCCCGCCGCGTGCAGCTCGCTGACGCGCCTTCGCGCACCCGCGTGTAGGTGGGCTTTCGCCTCTGCCTCGTCTGAGGTCAAGCCATACGCCCCCGCCGCGCTGAAAGCGGCGAGGAGCGCGGCTTGAAGTCCTGCGAGTTTGGGAGCCATGTCATCGGCGGCCATGTGACTGGTCGCGGGGTCGGTACGCCGTGCGGTCACAGGCTCACCACCGTGTTCTCGTGGCGAGCAATGAATGCGCCTTCGGCTGAGTCGATCTCGTCCACGCACGCGGCGAAAGCGTTCTCGTCATCGTGGTCAACGGCGGCAAGGTCGGCGTTTGCGCGGATCACGCGCTGGCTTACGTCGTCGTTAATTTCACGGGCGGCGGCAAGCAGGGCATCGTTGTACTGCTTGGCAATACGGTCGCTGTTCAAGGCATCGGTGACGGTCATTTGGGTCTTGGTAGACATTTGCTCAGTCCTCTCAAACTGGGTGCGTTTGTCAGCGGCACGCGCCTCTGACTTGGGGAAGGTACTCCCCTGTATATCGGCTGTCAACACTTGCGACTTGAATTTGTCAACACAAGCCCATTGATATTATTCCTGACGGTGTGCCAGCCGCGCTGGTGGTCGGCTGGCGCGGTTGGTACGCCAAAAACAAACGCGGCGCGGATCTTTCGATCAACGCGCCGCGCTTCCGGGGGTGAGGTAAGGAGCGACCAAGGCCGCCCCGCCACATGGTGGCAGGTTTATGGTATCATATTTCTAGCGACTCCCAACGTGGGGATGAGCCGAGCGGCTGCAACTGCTCAAATTCTCGACAACTGTAGGTGGGGCGGGTCAGCCCGCAGCCGCTCCCCGCCCTACCTGCGGCCTTGGTAAAGACATGGCACGACTACGACCATCTGACATCTGGGCAACCGTCCAAGACTTGAGCGCCGGGGAGCTGCTGGTCATCCTCGCCCTCGCCGACTACGGCGAAGTGGCGTACCCCAGCCAGAAGAAACTGGCAGCGAAATGTCGCATGGCGCGGACGACCGTAAACACCATAATCAGCAACCTCCGCAATCGCGGAATCTTGACCACCAAAGGTACGGGGAAGTCTCTTACCTACACCATTCACCTGTCCGAAATCCGGACACCAACCTGTCCGGAATCCGGACATCAGATGTCTGAAATCCGGACAGGAGATGTCCGGAATCCGGACAGGGATCCTAACTCGTCCATTCAACTAACAAAACGAACTCGGAAAACGGCGGCGGAAAAACCTCGACTAGTACCCTTTTGAGCGAGCGGGATTTCAATATGCAAACGACAACATCAACAACGTGGATCGACAATAAGATTTATCTGTGCAAACTGTGGCCGAAGTACAAGCCGACCCCGGAGGAGGGCGACCTCCTGAACGAGCGCTGGGGACAACTGAAGCAGGACATCCTGCGCGAGTGCATCAAGCAGCACCGCCTTGAACGCGATAGCCGCCCCGACCTTTCCGCCATCCACAAGGCGTATTGCAAGATCACCGCCACCGCGCACACCGCCGGGGTAGCCAGTACCGAGATCGAGGACACCCGCGCCCAGACCTGCATCCCACCAAGCGCGAGCGAGCTTGCAGAATGGGACTCGTGGGCAGCAAAGACCCTCGCCACCGTGACCGATGCCGAGATCGAAGCCGTGCGAGACATGATGACCTACGTCCCCACCACCGCCCGCGTCCTCGCCGTTGCCGTTGACTACGTCCGCTCGCAGCGGGGCAGGGTTGCCCCGAGGCGCGTCTGAACCCCAAACACGCCTCCAAGCCCGTCCAAGACCAAGGGACGCCGCAGGAGGCAATCTAGGAAGTGCTAGCCATGTCAGATTATTACAAGGTTGATCCTCCGTTCGTCATGTCGTTTAGCGGCGGCCGCACGTCAGGTTATTTGCTACGGCAGGTTCTTGACGCTTGGGGCGGTACGTTGCCTGCTGGCGGGGTCGTCATGTTTGCAAACACCGGGCGCGAACACGTCAAGACGCTCGACTTTGTCAAGCAGGTCGAACGCTGGTGTCCAATCGTGTGGATTGAATATCGAGCCGAAGCGCCAAAGTTTGCCATCGTGGACAGCGAAACGGCCAGTCGGAACGGGGAACCGTTTGCCGCCGCAATACGCTCGTTCCTTCCCAACCCGGTAGCGCGATTCTGTACGTCCGACCTAAAGGTCATTCCGATGAAGCGTTACATGAAATCAATCGGTTTGCCGGACTACACCACCATTCTTGGGCTACGAGCCGACGAGCCGCGCCGTGTCTCCAAGTTGCGGAACGACCCGACCCGCGATATTGCTATGCCGCTTGCAGACGCAGGGGTTGACCGTGAAGCCATCATCAACTGGTGGGCGGCAAACGACTTTGACCTTGAACTCCCAAACAACGACCCAGCATTCGGGAATTGCGACCTGTGCTTTCTCAAAGGCATGGCCCGGGTAGAGCGCGTCATCCGTGAACAGCCCGAATTGGCGCAATGGTGGATCGACCAAGAGACAAGGGTCGGCGCTCGGTTCCGCAAAGACCGCCCCACCTACCACCAAATCCGCACGCAAATCACCGAGCAGGGTGTCCTGTTCAACGAATCAACCGACGACCACACCATCCCTTGCGACTGCACGGATTAAGGATAATTGCAATGAGATACGCTAGCAAGCCGATGAAGAAGAAGCTCGACCAACTCGCCCTGTACCTCGCGCACGAGGGTTTTACGGTCGGTCGCACCGCGACCGGGATGGTCGCCGTTGATGAAGACGGTATCGTCATCCAAGTCAGCCCCTTCCGTACCAGCGTGCAAGTTCGCCACCGTATCCACGGCCGCTTCCGCGAGGAGTACGTCAAGAAACTTCCCACCCCCGACTGGTTCACCGTCCGCATCCCCATGCTCATGTCTTGGGCGCAAGACCCATTCAGTAAGGAAATGCCCCGCCTCGTCAGCGTTTCACGCCGCCCTGTTCCATCTCGCGCTATACTCGAAAGCATATGTCCGCCACCGCCATCAACACCTACGACGATTTCAAAGAACACATTCGCACCGCCGTTGAGGGGCAGGGCATGACGCGAGGCGAGCTTGCAAACCGCATGGATGCGGAAGGCATCCTCCGCGCCCATACCGTCCGCTGCCTCCTTGGGACACCGGGGACGCGCAACGGGAGGCGCAAGCCCGCGTTCGACTCCGCGCTCGCAATAGCGCACGCTGCCGGATTTGAGTTGATTCTGAGAAAGCGGAAGGTACGATGATCTCGAAAGGTGAAATAACCAACGGCTACACCCTAGACACCTCGGGGGGTGTGGGGGGCGCTGAAGTGAGATGGCAACAGCGCCAGCACTTGCGAGTCGTTGAGGAGGCTGTCCGAGGCGGTTGGGCTGTCCCGGCGGAAGCCATGACCGTCCTACCCCGCGAAATCTACGGGATTGCCAACGACCCAAACGCCAGCCCCCGCGACCGCATCCGCGCTACTGAACTGCTCGCCTCTCTCCGCAAGCAGGATATTGACACCGCGATTGGGTACGACCGCATTGTCCGCCTTGACGCTGGCACGGCGACCGACCGTATCGAAGTGATCCACGACCTTGGAGATCAAGCCCTTGATGCCGTCGCCCAAAGCCTCAACCAGATCCAGCCTCCCAAGTGCCTTCCAAAGCCAAAGCGAAAACCAAAGCGCAAAGCCTGACCCCGGAGCAGGCGGTCGCCGCAGCGCGGGAGAACCCGGCGGCGTTTCTTGCCTTGTGCCTCGGAAAGCCCGTCTCCGACCTGCAACGCAGTCTGCTCGCGCACGGGTTGAAGCACCATAGTTGGTACGCGGAATTACCCCGAGGACACGCCAAGACCTCGACCCTCACCTACCTTGCCGCGTGGTGGCTCGGTCGTCGCCCAGCGACACGCTTTAAGCTGATCGGGCAGAACGACGAAGCCGCGTCGGCCACATCCCGCTTCCTGCGTGACATCATCCGCAGCCCCATCTACCGCGCCACCTTCCCGCACGTTGACCTCAAGCCCGGGGAAGATACGGTCATGGCGTGGTCAATCACCGCCCCCGGGGTAGGGGCGAGGCGTGACCCCTCCGTCCAAGCCTCCGGCATCTTCGGACGCACGGGCGGACGCGCCGACGTTCTTTGGCCGGATGACATCTGCGACCTACGCAACGCCGTCCTCCAGCCAACTCTCCGCGCACAGGTGAAGGAGGCGATGAACAACATCTGGCTCCCCATGCTTGACCCGTCCGCCAAGCATCCCGCCCGCATTTGGCGCACGGCGACCCCCTTCCATACGGACGACATTACCGCCGACTGGAGACGCGAATGCGAACGCGCTGGCACGCTCCTGCGCGAGCCTTGCCGGGGACTGATTAGCCCGTGGGCAAGCGTGTTCACGCCTGAGATCCTCGACCAGAAGCGCCGCGAGATGGGGCCAATGGCATACGCCAGAGCCTACGAACTCGTTCCGCTGTCCTCCGACCTCCTGATCTTCCGCCCGGAATGGACGCGCTACTACCGCTCCGGGACGGTTCCACTTGGTACGCGCACGGTCGCCGC